GAGAGAAAGGACGTTATTCCGTAAATTGCGGCATCTCTAATTGTCCAGTTTGTTTCATTTGACCCAAGCCGGAAAACACCGACAGCATTTGAAACCACAACCGTTGAATTGTCTGAAGGCGCGTTTCGGATATAAGGCCACAGATCAATCGTGGCCTGACCCGATCCGTTTGTATTAACGTCTTGCAGAACTTTATGCAGAGTTGCAGTAGAGCCGCCACCCAGTTGAATATAGTCACCCGCCTTCAAATAACCCGTTGCCGATGCGGGACAGCCATCAATGGTTAAGCTGTCGCCAGTCTGGCTCGCGCCGTTAACTAGTGGAGTGCCGGGTGCTGATGATGCGGAGCCTCTTGGGGTTGCGTTGGCCGGATCGCCCAGCAGAAACGTGCCTCGCACCCCTTGAAGAGAAACCAAAAAGCTGACCCAAACCTCAGCTTGCTCGCGCTTGATTGGCGGTATAGTAACCTCTGCTTCCCACCGCTGGCCAGTATGAGCAACGACTTGCTGCTTCAGGGTGAACGGACTTTCGGATATTGCAACGGCATTGATTGCTCTGAGGGTAATACTTGAAATGCCTGTAGCCGTTGGTAGCGTCAATGGAAATGATATTGTCATTTTTTAAACCCTAAAAAGCTGACGCGAAAGACCCACCGCGCCGTCTGGCATCAAGGACAGCAGCTTTTGTGTTTTCGCTGATTTGCGGCATCAACTGCATTATCTCTGCCCTAACGGTTTGCGATACGCCTGTTGAAACGTTGATGGTCTGGTTGACCACAGTACCGTTGCCGCCCATTTTGTTGTTTGGAATAATCGTGCCGGAAGCACCGGGAATCATCAGTTCTGGGCCACGCTCGCCAACAATATAAGGACGGTTCGCCGCAACATGACCGCCCATTGCTTTCGCCACACTTTCACCTTGTGGAAGAAGGGCGTTCAACGCGCTTGAAATAGGCCCGGTGATAGATCGTTGAACCTGCATTCTTATGAGATCACTGATGATTGATTGTGCCATTTTTTTAAAAGCGTCTTTTGCTTTCATCGTTCCATCAATAACGCCAACCAAAGCATCCTCAAACGATTTAACGCCATTTAGTGCGGCTGTTCTTAGGTTTTGCTTCACGCGCCTTGCTTGCTCTGCGTAATCTTTTAGGCCGGTTGTTGCTGGCTCAAAAATTTCATCAAGGTCTACAATCGCGCCACTACACGCCTTGACGCTCTCTGTCAGGCCATCGGTTTCTTTTTTTGTTTCCTTAACCTTATCAGAAAGAAAATCAAAAAAACCTCCAGTCTCAAGTGTTATTCTTCCCAACGGGACAAACGACTGCTTGAGGTTTCCAGAAGCGTCAGCAAGCCCCTGAACGGCAAAGATTGAAGTCTTGACACCGCTGGCATAGCCGCCAAACTCATCAAGGACATCTTGAAGCGCATCTCTTATCTTAATAAATTCGTCTTTTGTTTTTGCCGTCCCATCCCGGAGTGGTTCAGTGGCATCCAGTGCCTTTTGCAAAGCCTCCGCATATTTACCTCCCTTTTCATCGGCCATACTGGCAAAAAAGTCTAAATGCTGAACTGCCTTGTCAATTTTTTGTTGAAACTCTTTTTCATCAATAGAATTTGAAAAAACCTTTTTAAGATTAAATAGTCCCCGCCTCATTGTGTTTATAGAATCAATGACATTATTGCCAAACTCAACAAATGCGATGCTTGCATTTTTAAGGAACTCAATGATTGATAAAACCATTTCTCTTGCAGCAGCTTCAATATCATCAAAATTATCGCCGATCTTTAACTGAATAAACTTGCGGAACTCTTCAACCATCCCACCTATTGCCGGGGCAAGCGCGCTAACCATTGTATTGGTAAGACCACGGAAAAGAGAAAAAAGGCGAGTGATCTCATCATTAGCGGCTTCAACGCCTCGAACAGCACCAGTAGACAGCACGATCCCCAGACTGTCAGCCTCATTAAACATTTCACGCAGTGCGCCGCTTCCCTGACGCAAAATGTTGACCATCGCTACGCCTTCACTATCAAACAGCTTGAAAGCAAGGCGCACCTTTTCGCTCTCGCCATCAACAGACTTGAAAGCATCTGACAGCTTTAACATTTGGTCCTCAAGGGAAAGGTCTTGAAACGATGATGCTGTTATGCCCAGTTCTTTCAAAGCATCTTTTGCTTCTCCAGTGTTATTTGCAGCCTCAGACAAGCGGCGCGTAAACCTTTGAAGAGCCATATCAACAGTTCGTGCTTCTACACCAACAAGATCGGCTGCAAATCTTAATTTTTGCAAAGCCTGTGTCGTTACACCGATCTTTGTAGCTGTCTTTCCCAGAACATCTATGCTTTGCATAGATGACCTTATGAGAAGGCCCAAACCGCCAACACCAGCCACGGCAATCAGCGATGTCTTAAAATTTAATAGGGCATTTTTTGCAAAGCTCAGTGACTTAGAAAGGCCCCTAAAAACCCTTTTTGTTAGATCAACCGCTGTAATTTTAATTTTAAGATTGTTTGGATCGGCCATCTTCTAATATCCTAAAATAAGCAAACCACTCGTTTATTTCAGAGAGGGTTAACTCATCCATCTCCGCTTGTGTTTTATTAAGGCGATCCGCTAACGCCATAATATTCATTCTCAGCGGATCGCCCTTTAGTTTTTTTCCGCATCCTCAATTGTGTCAATGTCGTTAAACATCTGACCAGCGACAGTGGCGATCACAGACATCTCCTCACCCATCAGATAAATCTTATCCTCAAGCGTGAAAAGTTTATTACCATCAACGTCCTGTGCCTTCATGATGATAAGATCAACCATTCCGTCAATCGTCATATCATTCAGAAAGTTTTTATGCTTCTTCTGAATTTTATTTAGATCGCCAGCAGTGATTGCTGATGAATAAATCAGCAACGGTGCATCATCATCGCCCCACTCTGGGACTTCAATGACGCGCCGTTGCCGATCACGTTTTTCTGAGATCATTTTACCCAGCGACATGATCTATTCTCCCTACGCAACAGTGCCTTCAGTCAGACCGCCAGTGATCTGGATGGAATATGTTGCAGTGTTGATCCCATCAGCAGAAACACCCAAATCGCGCCCAGTGATGATACCCGTGCCAGAAAGTTTGTGATCACCAGTCGTGTCACCTTCCATCTGAAAGTTAACGGTTACACTTGAGCCAGTTGTAAAAGTACCCTGACCAGTTGTATCGGTGTCGTCAAAGTAAGTCTCAACCGTTGCGGTTGCATCTTTAAATGAGGCAACGTAGGTCTTGGCTGCATCGCCCATCGTGGTGGTTTCCAAAACGTCAGAGGTTTCGCTGACACTGAATGATATAATCTCAGCAATAGCGTTTGAGCCGGATTTAACAGTGCCGTCATTTCCCTTGAAAGTTGCCATAATAAAATCTCCTGTTATGCGGCAGTTTCAACATCATTTTCAACTGTGCGATATTCCACAGTCACGGTGAAGCGACCTATTGCGACAGGTCTTTCCCCATCGCCAGAAAAATCAACTTCAAAAGAAGTAACCTGAACGTCCTTTGAAAGACCGCCCAGAGTTACATTTGCCGCCAATGCTTCTTCAACCTCAACGGCAATCTGATCAAGCGTATTGTCATAGTTAGCAGTTGCGTTGACATACGCCTCAACCTGAACCTCCAAGACCCTGCTAACAGACCGCGCCAGCGTCATTGTATCGAACTCAACGGCCTCTGATCTTGTAAACACGCAAAGCCCCGGCATTTTGCTTTGCTCAAGGGGGTAAATTCGACTGCGAAAAACATTTGACCCGGTTGTTGTCAACCCAGTAACTGCCGTCACTATAGCGTCCCTGATTTGTTTACGAACATGAGCCATCAGTCTCGCTCCAAAACCAACATAGTCATTCCAGTGCCATCGTCCTGCACGATCCTGACTGTATAGTTGACCCCACTAACAACCAAAGCATCGCCCTCAGCCGCGCTTGAAACGTCAGCAGTGCGGCAATGAAAACGCGGTTGCTGCAATGCCACGCCAACGCCGCCACCCGCATCAACCTCAATGAAGTCGTTGTCGAAAATGCCGTTTACAGTGCTGGCAGAACCGCCAGATGGAGTATAAGTTGCGGCAGTGCCGAAATCATCAACATCCACAAAAATAGCACGATCAGCGGCACTCTCAACGGCCATCACTCGTCCTCTGGCGTTTCAATTTCATCAGAGCTAACAGACCTGTCAGTTAGCTTCTTTTTTGCCCTTGCTGGCTTTACCTCTTCAGCCAGACCCCTTGAAATTAACTTTTCAGCAATTCGATCATGAACGTCATACTCACTGCCAGCAAACATATTGCCGATGGTGCCAGTGTAACATTTGTCTAAAATCTTAACTCTCATAACAAAACCTTTCTGGGGAAGGGGTGGGCGAAAGAACCGCCCACCCGCTAAGTTACGCGGTTGAAACCTCGTCAGTGATTGCAAAGCTGGCTGCATTACGCAGAGCAACATCAACGTCCTGATGGACAATGATGCGAACCGTACCAGCAAGGCCACCAGTCGTTTCATCAACAAGGATCGATGGCGCACCAAACAGACCAACCATAAGCTGGCTGAAGTCACCGTAGATCAGCGCAGATGCGTCTGTGCCACCATCGCCCGGGTTCAGGTTTGATGGAACGTTGCTTGTGAACTCTGCTGGATAACCATAAATGTTATTCCAAGGATCGTTCAGAAGCATCACGCTGTCGGTTGATGAAACCTTGACAGTGTTTGCCATCTTCGCCTTGACCTTCGGGTTAGACAGCCAGCCAAGTGTGTTCTGATTGACGATGCCGTTCGCATCTTCAACAGTCTTCACAAGATCGGTGATGTCAGCCCAAGTCAGAGCAGCCACGTCAGTGCCAGCGGAAATGTCAACATTCCCGACATTGCCGTCATTGAGGATGCCTGTAGGCTCGCCAGAAGAGCCGGAGCCGCTGATAGCAGTTGCTTCAATTTTGTCAGCAAGAGCGCGGAGCAAATCGTCCTGAACAACCTGATCAAGTGCTGGAATGCTCTCCTTGAGTGCAAGGCGACCAATATCAACAAACGCGCCCATCGTGCGCGGCTGAAGTGTAACGCCAGCATCAGTTTGAGACTGATCAGCAACGTTGCCAAGCTCCTCGACAAAACCAGCAGATGCGCCAGTTGAAAACTTTGGCATCTTGATGCGGTTTGTCAGGCCACCCATAAAGGTGACACCAAGAGCGGCCATCACTTGCTTTGCGCGTAGAGCCTCAATGAACATATCACCGCGATGAACCGTTGGGATGAAGTTGTCAACGACATTTTCAGAACCAGAGGCACCAGTTGCAGCCGTTGTCATCGCACCAGCACGCCACGCAAAGTCAGGAACGTAGAAGCCCTCGCTTTGCTTGCCAGTGCGGCGAGCAATCTCATCATGCAGTTCACGCTCAAAACCAGCGTCAGCCCAATCGTGATTGACCTGTGCGCGGATCATTTTGCCCAGAGAATATTGACGCTGTTCTTTAACAGGCGCATCAACAACGTGGGCTGGGGTTTCAAGTGGCTCGTTTCCAATGGCGTTCAAAAGCTCGCCACGGAACTCATCAATGGAGACACCACGTCCGATTGCATCTTCACCCATATCGGCTTTGTTGTGTTTCCGTGCCAAGGTCATAATCTCCTTGGCATTTTTCTGTGCGGCTTTGGCAGCTTCGGCCCGTACCGCATCAAGATCGATGTCAGTCATTTTGATTTCTCCTGTTGACTTGACGGTTAGATTGAGGGGTTCGGAACTCGACCGACCAACGCCGACCAGACTTGACTGATCTGCCGGGATTGAAACGATTGAGATTTCCATTGGTGTGGTGGCGACCCTGACAATTTTGTCATCATCGTCCTCACGCTTCACGCGGTCATCTACGCGATAACCCACGCTTATATTTTGCCGAATACCATCGACAACATCGTTGAAAATTTCTGATGCCATTTCGCTTCTCCCAAAGCGAACCTTAGCTCGCAGACGGCGAGCATCATCATCAAGTTCAACAGATTCCACAACGCCAATCTGACGCTTCATATCGTGATCCAGCAGGAGTGGCGCACGGCCTGAATTTAAAAATTCAAGGTTCATGCTCTCACGGCTATGGTCAATCACTTCCATACCAAACTCACGCTGGACTGGCTCTTCAGAAGAAACACCGACATGAACCGTGCGGCCTTCCTCATCAATGGCCTTGTCGTCCATATCCATCGCCCGATGAATAAGATCAGCGCGGTCAACGCGCTCTTCTTCTTCATCATGATAGGG